ACAGGACATACTAATCCTCAGAGTGTCAAGCCCTATATGAAGAATACACTAGCTAGTGCAAACGTAGCATTTAATTTAAGAAAAAAATTGACGGATGAATAAATCCATGTTAAAAGATATTGTAATTGCCCACAGGTACTTATATATAATACATATATATGTTATATATACTATGATAGGAGATACTAAAAATGTTTAATCTAAAACAATATGTAATTGACTTAGATGTACGAAATGATGGTTCGGTTAGAACTAATTGTCCAGTATGTAAAGGTTATAAAACATTTACTGTTACAAATAATATGGGTGTTCTGTTATGGAATTGTTACAAGGTTACTTGTGACGTAGGTGGTCGTAGTAAAGTTAGACTAACTATAGAGGACATAAAGAATAAACATAAATTAGATATTGACAAAGAAAACTTTAGTCTACCTGAGTATATTGTACCTCATAGAAATAGATGGGAGACTACTACCTTCTGTACTAAATGGAACATAGATGCCGATGCAGTCAACCTACACTATGACGTAAAAGAAAAACGTGTGGTGTTCCCTGTAGAAAACAATGGTACTATCCTAGATGCAGTAGGCAGGGCAGTTACATCACGACTACCTAAATGGAAGAGGTATGGTAAAAACGACTTGCCATACACATTTGGTTGTGGTAGTGTCGCAGTAGTTGTTGAGGATTGTGTGAGTGCTTCCGTTGTAGGTAGTGAAGTATATGTTGGGGTAGCAGTGTTGGGTACGTCATTGTCAGAAGCACATAAGAAGTATCTCTCACGATTCTCAACAGCAATAATAGCACTAGACCCTGATGCATTACCCAAGACACTTGCTTTTGCTAAGGAACTTAGAGGATACGTAAAAGATGTGAGAGTATTAAAATTAAAGGATGACTTGAAATATTATAATGAAGAAGATATAACCAACTTAATTAATATAACCCCAAAGGAGATACCAACATGGAATTAGCACTACTAAGAAGTTTAATGAGTAAGGAGTTTTATTCAGAGCATAGAGGAGCTAAGTGTCCTGACAGACTATTTAGCAAGGATGCTCGTAAAATAAAGAACGCAATAGATTCAGCAATGGATAGGTATGAACGAACTGTTACACCTGACGAGATTGAAGCATTGTTTATGGCGAACAACCCAACCCTGACTACTGCACAGAAACAGGCATACTCGTCACTGTTTGCTCAGGTAAAGAAAGAGACACCTTTGGGTAGTGACATAGCACAAGAGGTGTTATCAAAACTATTCCAACAAGTTGTAGGAGAAGACGTTGCTAACTTAGGCTTTGAGTATGTCAATGGTTCACAGACTAGTCTTGAGCCTTTAAGACGTTTGATTGAGCAACATAATGATGACTTCACACCTGACTTGAATGTAGAATGGGATGACATGTCTATAGAAACATTGTTAGCTAAGAATGACTTAGAAGCTAGATGGCATTTCAATATACCTGCACTTACTAGACAAGTGAGTGGTGTTAATGCAGGACACTTGATTGAGATAGGTGCAAGACCTAATACAGGTAAGACATCTTTCCATGCAAGTATGATTGCTGGACCTCAAGGTTTGGCTCATCAAGGTGCTAACTGTATTGTCCTGTGTAATGAGGAAGGTAGTCACAGGGTAGGTGCTAGATATCTAACTGCTTCTACAGGTATGACCATGCAAGAGATAAAGGCTAACCCTAGTAAGGCTAGAGATTTGTATGCACCGATCAGAGATAAAATAAAAATAAAGGATGCTTCCAATCGAGACATGTCATGGGTTGAGAGTGTCTGTAAATCGTACAAGCCTGATGTGGTCGTACTAGATATGGGAGATAAGTTTGCTAGGACAGGTGGTTTTGCTAGAACAGATGAAGCACTCAAAGCTAATGCTATCCATGCTCGTATGATTGCCAAGCAACATGAGTGTGCAGTGTTCTATATGTCTCAGCTATCTGCTGAAGCAGAAGGAAAGGTCATACTGAATCAAGCTATGATGGAAGGTAGTCGTACAGGAAAAGCTGCAGAAGCTGACTTGATGATACTGATTGCTAAGAATCCACCTAAGCAAGAGGGGGTTGAAGAAGAAGAAGACTTGCAAAGACATCTTAATGTTGTTAAGAATAAACTAACAGGGTGGCATGGTTCTAGAATCTGCACACTAAACTATAAGATAGGAAGGTATGAGGTATGACCAAACATCTAACCTGCATTAAGTGTGATATAGAACAACCTGTAACACAGTTTATTGCAATGAAATCAGGCGAGATAAAGAGAACCTGTAAGTCATGTAAGAATGGTCACAAGGCTATAATTAAGAAGTTAAGGGGTGAGAATGAGTATCCTAATGAAGACTACTGTTGTCCTATATGTGAACGAACTATAGAAGAGATGTCTAAACATGGACAGATAAGAATGAAGAATTGGGTACTAGATCACTGTCACAATACTAATACTTTTAGAGGGTGGATATGTCATCATTGCAACACAGGACTAGGTGGATTCTCTGACTGTTTGACAAAACTAAAAAAAGCTGTTATTTATTTGACAAAACATAAGGAGAGATTAAATGAAACTAACACTTGACGTAGAAAATACAGTCACAAAGAGGGGTGGCAAGATGCACCTTGATCCATTTGAGCCTACCAATAGGCTTGTCATGGTAGGTTGTTTGACAGACTCAGGCGAGGAGTACTTGTATAGAGACAAGTTTGATGGGGTACAGGAACTACTAGATCAAGCTACTGTACTAATAGGACACAACATATCATATGACTTAATGTGGCTATGGGAATGTGGGTTTAAGTATGATGGTCCTGTCTTTGATACTATGTTAGCAGAGTACATTACACAGAGGGGTATCAAACAGCCATTATCTCTTGAAGCATGTGCAATGCGATACGACTTAGATACAAAGAAGCAGGACACTCTTAAAGAGTACTTTAAAAAAGACATGGGTGTAGATGAGATACCACCTGAAGAATTGTCTGAGTACTTGTCTGCTGACCTACATGCAACACAGCAGTTGTCTGACACACTATATAAGAAGTTGCTTACTAAAGAGTACAGTGGACTTATGGAATCTGTACTACTTACTAATAAAGTCTCTACTATACTAGCCAAGATATATCAGAGAGGTTTCTCTGTAGACGTATCTAAGTTAGATGAGGTTAGAGTTGAATTTGAGAAGGAGAAACAAGAAACAGAGAAACGACTACAGTCACAACTAGTAGAGCTTATGGGTGACACAACTATTAACTTGAATAGTCCTGAGCAGATGTCATGGGTTATATACAGTCGCAAGCCTAGAGATAAGTCTACATGGTTGAATAACTTCACTCCCTATATGAGTAAGCCTGACTTTAAGCATGGCTTAAACAGTTACTCAGATATAGTGTACAAAACTAGAGCAGAGACATGCTCTGATTGCTATGGTACAGGTCATCTAAAGAAGATAAAGAAAGATGGTACTCCTTATATTAATCAGCCTAAGTGTTCTACCTGTAGTGGTGGGGGTTACTACTTCAAGCCTACTAATAAGATAGCAGGATTTAAATTCAATCCACCTACTGCCAAATGGGTTACAGCTAATGGCTTTAGTGTTAATAAGAATATGTTATCTTTACTACAAAGTTCTGCTAGAAGAAGTGGTCAGATGCAAGCAGTACAGTTTTTGTCTGACTTGCAGAGAGTGTCAGCATTGGATACCTACCTATCTTCTTTTGTTGAGGGGATTAGTACATATGTAAAGCCTGACAATAAGTTACACGTAAGACTACTACAACACAGAACATCAACAGGAAGGTTTAGTGGAGCAGAACCTAATATGCAGAACATGCCTAGAGGTGGCACGTTTCCTGTCAAGAAGGTTTTTGTTTCACGTTGGAAGGGTGGCAAGATACTTGAAGCTGACTTTGCTCAGTTAGAGTTCCGAGCTGCTGCATATTTATCACAGGATGAGGTCGCTATCAATGAAGTTGCTACAGGGTTTGACGTACATGCTTATACGTCTAAGGTTATCAGTAATGCTGGTCAGCCTACGACTAGACAAGAAGCTAAAGCACATACGTTTGCACCGTTGTATGGTGCAACAGGGTATGGAAGAAGTAAGGCAGAAGCAGAATACTACGAGCACTTCACAGAAAAGTATCAAGGAATCAAAGCTTGGCACTCCAGATTGGCTACAGAAGCTTTAGAGAAACGTATGATAACTACACCATCAGGTAGACAGTTTGCCTTTCCTGATGTAGAGAGAAGAAGAAACGGATCAGTAAGTCATTTTACACAGATAAAGAATTATCCTGTACAGAGTTTTGCTACTGCTGATATTGTTCCACTTGTACTAGTACATATGGACAACCTATTATCTGCACAAAAGTCTTGCATTGTTAATTCAGTACATGACTCAGTAGTAATTGACATACATCCTGAAGAGATACAGCAAGTGTTGTATGTCATCAAACAAATTAATACAGACTTACGAAACATCATTGAGAGTCAATTTAAGATAGACTTCAATGTTCCTTTATTACTAGAAGCAAAAATAGGGGATAATTGGCTTGACACTAAAGACGTGGCATGATATAACTACAGAACTTAATTAAATAGAAAGGAAGTTAAATGACAGATATAGTAACACTAAACACGGATAACTACGCAAGTATGGCTAAAGCAATGGGTATTGCAGGAGAGGGTGGTAGCAAATCTAAAAAGAGTAATAATCTTAATAGATTACGCATATGGCACTCAGCTATAATGGGTCAGGAAGAAGTTAATGGTAAGATGAGAAACGTAGAAGCAGTAGATGGAGGAGCTTATCGACTTGAGGTAGTTGGTGATGGTGACTCTACATTTTACTACGCAAAGGAAATAGTAATACGACCTTACATGCAGAGATTTATGTATAGAAGGTATCTTGCTAACATGAACCCAAAGCCAAACGAAAAGAAGGGTGAATACCATAGGACTATTATGGCAGATAGTCTTAATATAGACTTGAAGGATGACACAGGTAAATTTAACTGTGGTAAACCAGCAGGTTATGTACAAGACTTTAAGGCATTGCCACCTGAGATGCAGGACTTAATTAGACAAATCAAACGAGTAAGAGTAGTGTTTGGTGTAGTTGAAATGATTGATCCTGTTGATGCTAATGGCAATGACACTAAGATAAAAGAAGTACCTTTCATATGGGAAATTGATAACAAAGATGCTTATAAAATAGTCGGTGAGCAATTTGCAGTATTCTCTAAGAAGGAACGACTACCTCTACAGCATAAGATTGAGTTTAGTCAAACTAAAGAGAATCCTTTGCCTAATGGTAGTTTCTTCTACACACCTGTAGCTGTACCTGTGAATATGACTAAATCTTTTGACATAGGTGCTGAAGAGCAGACCCTGTTCTCTGACTTCATGGATTGGGTTAAGAACTTTAATGACTACATATATAAGCAGTTTGATGAGAAGGCATATGCCAATCAAAAGGTATCGTCTGATGACGAGATTGAAACTGTTGAGCAGTTTATAGATGTTGAATTAGATCAGGGAGTAGCATAATGAATCACCCTGCTGAACTGCTAGTGCATCAGTATATGTCTGATGCTGTTAATGGTAAGTCTACTATGTCCGAGGAAGTTATCGGACAGGTAGGCAACGATGTAATGGAAGCACTTAGAAAGCAGTTTGGTGGGGGAGTCAAACGTGGTGCATTTAGACTACGTATGTCCAACTTGGGCAGACCCACCTGCCAACTGTGGTTTGATAAGAACAAGCCTGAAATAGCATCTAGTAAGCCTAATAACTTTATGATGAATATGATGTTAGGAGATATTGTTGAAGCAGTATTTAAAGGTTTATTAAGAGGTGCAGGAGTTAAGTATGAAGAGCCTGAGCATGTAACACTAGAAGTTGATGGTACAAAGATAGCAGGAACTTATGACTTAGTTATAGATGGTGCAGTTGACGATGTGAAGTCTGCTTCAGGTTGGTCGTATGACAATAAGTTTGTTGACTTTGGTACTGTTAAAAATGGTGATCCCTTTGGTTATGTGGCTCAGTTAATAGGCTACGCAAAAGCTGCCAAGAAAAAGATAGGTGGTTGGTGGGTAGTTAATAAAGCTAATGGTAAATTTAAATATGTATCAGCAAGTAATGCTAATGAGAGAGAGGAAATGTTAAAGATCAGAGCAACCGTAGAGACAGTAAAGTATAATAAGTTTGCACGTTGCTTTGAAGATTCAGCAGAAACATGGAGAAGCAAACCCACAGGAAATAGAAGGTTAGGTGTTACTTGTGGCTTCTGTGACTACAAACATGCCTGTTGGGAGAGTCTAAAGGAACTACCATCTGTGATGTCAAAAGCTAAGATACCACCAACAGTATACTATACAGAACTAACAGAAGAGTATGCATAAATGCCACCACATAAAATAAGAAGAGAAGCTATAAAGTATGGGTATAGGAGTGGTTTAGAGCATAAGTTATCCGAGTATCTTGATTCGCTTAAACATGAGTATGACTATGAAAGCATCAAGATAGAATGGGAAGACTTAACTTATCGCACTTATACCCCTGACTTTATACTAAGTAATGGTATAATTGTTGAGACCAAGGGAAGATTTATAACAGCAGACAGAAAGAAACATCTGTGCATACAAAAACAACATCCTGCTCTTGACATTCGTTTTGTTTTCACTAATAGTAGAAACAAATTAAGTAAGGGTGCTAAGTCTACGTACGGACAATGGTGCATAAAACATGGCTTTAGATACTACGACAGGATTATTCCTGAAGATTGGCTCAAAGAAAAAGGAAGTAACAAACACCCTGAGTTTATTAAATTCAAGGGTACAAAAATAAGGAGAACAAAATGAAAAACATGTTTGAAAGAAGACCTGAGTGTTGCTATATAGAGTTAGAACCTAAACTAACTAAGGATAAGAAATGGACAGGTCAATTAGAGATTAACATCTTAACAGCTAAGGATAATCCTATGCAAGCCGAGTCAAGACTAGACCTAATACACCTGTGTCAGTTAGTAGCTAGTACTGTAGCTCTAATGGAAGTAGACTATGATTTAGCCGATAGACTAGAAGAGTTTATGGCAGAAAAAGAAGAAGAAAATATAGTAAATACCAATAAAAAAATGGTTGACATTACTCATGGAGAAGGTAATATAGTACATCTTTCCTTTACTTCCAAAGTCAAAGGAAATTCATAATACCATGATTACAATGGAGAAAGAAAAAGATATGAGACATATAGAGTATATGAAAATGATGGCAAAAAAGGAGAGATCAATGAATGAGAATGATGAGGATATGGTAAACCACCCTGCCCACTATAACAAAGCAGGTATAGAAACAATAGATGCTATAGGAGCAATGTGTGGTGAAGGTTTTGAGTGTTACCTTCAGGGCAACATATTAAAATACTTATGGAGATATAAGTACAAGAATGGTGTGGAAGATTT